ACTTACCAAAGCTAGAACATGAAGTAACATTTAAATGTAAAGACTGTGGTGCAGAAAATAAACGAACATTGCGAGGTATCGACGATTTTTTTTAATTAACCTTTCTCATGATAACTTAGAGAATTTCTATACGACTAATTACCAATTGCTGCAAAACTTTAATTATTCTTTAAGTGACCTAGATAGTATGGTTCCATGGGAAAGGGAGATTTATTTAGCAATGTTAATTAACGAGTTAAAAGAAAAAGAACAGCAGCGCGCTGAACGAGGATAAAATGGCTGAAGCAACACTAGCGGATCTATCACTAGGTATCAAGAAAACAAATGATACTTTAAAAGAAACTCTGTCTGCACAGAAAAAACTCAATGCGCTAATTGTAAAACAAAATAAAAGTACATTCGCTGGTGATGATTTAGAAGGCCAAAGAGAAAAAGATAAATCTCAGGCCGAAGCTTCAGCAGTAAGAGAAAGTAAATCTGGAGGTGGCGTATCAGATGAAGGCGGTGGTTTATTAAGTAAACTTGGATTAGGTGGTGGATTAGCAGCAGCCGGCGGCGCCATGGGTTTGGCTAAGTTGATTGGTGGTAGAGGCATTCGTTCTGCATTACTAGTAGCATTAGCTGATGAAGCTGGTGATGCGGTTGAAGCATACACAGGCTCAGCGGATGCTGGTGATGCAGTTGAAAGAGGCATGGTAGCCGGAGGAATTGCATCTATCTTTGGTGCTAGGTTCGGTATTATTGGTGGTCTTATTGGTGCTTCATTAACTGATGAAAACCAGAAAAAACTAAAAGAACTTGGAGCAGCTTTAACACCTATAAAAGATGACGTAGTTGCAGCACTTGAAGACTTTGGTTTTAAGTTACCTACAGTTGAAGGAGTGATGAGGGGTATTGAAAGTACTGTTGGTGGTGCTATAACTGGACTTACTAATTTAGCTACAGGTGATTATGAAGGATTCAAATCAAGTTTAGTTGATATAGGTTTAACTGCCGGCGGATTAGCTTTAGCGTTAAAACCTAAGGGTACTGTAATGCTTGCATTAAAAGCAATAAAGGCTCCATTTATTGCTGCTTCTGCAGCTTTAAGCAAATTAGCGGGCGGATCAGCAGCTGCAGCTGCCGCGGCCGGAACTGGCCTTAAGCCGGGATCTGTGAATCCAAAAACCAATAGAATTGTAGGTGTAGATGGTAAAGATACAGTTGTAGATAAGAAAGATCCTAGCGCAAAGAAACTGCAAAAGGAAATTACAAAAAAAGCTAAAGCAATGCCTAAGGCTGGTGGAGCAGTAAGTACTCCTAAACCTACCGGTGGCGGAAAAGCAATTGCAGGTAGTCTAGGTAAGTTTGGCAAGTTAGCCTTGCGCGGCGCTAAATTTATTCCTGGCGTTGGATTAATAGCTGCTGGAGCAATGGGATTATATGATGGAGCAAAAGGCTTCAGCGCAGATCCTAATGCAGGTATTGGCGAATCTTTGGGCAACGCAGGATCCAGTATTATAAATGGATTATCTTTTGGGTTACTTGGTTCAAGTCCAGAAGAAATTGCTGCTAATGCGGCAGAAAATTCTGCTGCATCTCCAACACCTACTGCTCTACCTTCTACTAATACTCCAACTGGAGTTGATGGCGGATTGGCCGCAGCTTCTTCTAGTCAGGCTACTATGAGTCGACCGGCTAGGTCTACACCTATTCAAAGTGGTGGAGCAATGGGAGAGTTTGGCGGAGGTAGTACAGTGATCGCACCGACTATTACTAATAACACCGGTCAAAGCACTACAGTAATAACCCCACCGACTCCTTCTGCTAATAATAGCGAGGATCCGGTGAGGGAGTTGTCAGGTATGGGTTTTGTTCTTTAGTCTTCTTGAGCTAACTTAGCAAAGTAAGACATCGTATCATCATCACTAGTAACATTCATTTCTTCTGCCGTGATTGGCTCTGATACTTTATACTCAGGTGCTGGAGCAGGAACATTCATTTGAGATTCCTGTTGCATGGTAGGTGCACCCATGGCTTGAGGTGATTCACCAAGAACACGAGCAAGTTTAGCCTTAAGTTCATCATAAGTCTTATAATGAGAAGGATCAGTGAACTCGTTAATGTTATGTTGTTTACCATAAATCTCTTCAAGCTTTTGATCATCACCACCAAACAATGGTGTGGCAGAAGCAAATTCAGATTTATCATAGTTGCGATAACCTTCAACCTGACGAATTTTTAGTTTAAAGTCTGCACCATCCCAGAAGTCGAATGGGTTAACAGCTTTCTCATCAGCAAATGATGGTTGCATAACATCCATAATCTTATCAAAGATTTTCTTACCAAACTTATAGAGTACTACACGACCTACGTTATGTGGGGATGAAGGATCTTCTACAACCAATGCATTAACTACATAGTGTAGTCTTCGCTTTTGTTTACGTGCAGTTTCTTTATCTTCTTCATGACCTGAATTCCAGAGCCGTGAGTTAAGTTCGCCAACAGGATCGGGTTGACCAATAGATGTAAGGCTGTTTTCGATATACCACTGACCTGTAGGACCTTTGAATCCATGATCCCAGTATCGAACCCATGGTAAGTCTGAACCTTCGGCTGCTGGTAGGAATCTGAGTACAGCATACCCATTCCCTGCTTTATCAACTGTTGGTTTCCATTCACGCTCATCAGCATACGACTTTTTCTCACCGCCGCCGACGGCTTCTGCTGCTTGAACTAATTTGGAGATTTCAACGCGGTTGCGTTTTAGATTTTCGAATGACATTGTATTTCCTTTTTATATTGCAATGTATGATTTATTATAACACAGTATGACTGTAATGTACAACTATTTATATTCAACTTATTCGAATAATGCTGAATCAATTGAATTAATCTTTGGCAAGAAGTTAAGACTCGCGGCCTCAGCTTCAAGCTTTCCTTTTATTATAGGGGATACAAATTTCTTTACATCCTCTGGCTCAATATCGTTCTTTTCGCAGATGTATAGAATAGCATCCATGTAAGTAATCTTTAAATCACCTACTGCTTTTTCTACCATCTTTGAAAATTTAGCTTTATTGAGAAACTGATCTTCTACTGTCATTTATCTAATGCCCTTAGCAAAATTGTATCTGAATTCAATCTACCGTTTGGTATCTTGACCTTTGTAGTTAATTCTTTAAAAGCCTTATCAATTTGAGTTGGACTTTTACTTTGAACTATAGGGATAAACATATCAGGCTTTCTAAGTTTAGTAGATCTACTATTAAGTTTATCAAAGTTCTTTATAGACGTACCTGAGATTTCAAAACCGGCTGCGGCTTGAGTTACATACTCAGTAAGAACCCCATACTTAGTATTGAAAGTGTATAGTCGTACCTGTCCAACTATCTTAATTGGTGGGATAGATACCAACTTAAAGTCATTGTCTTCTTTCTTATATTGAACTCGGGACACTTGCTTGTCGGCAGCCTTAGGACCTTTCACCTTCGTGACCCGAGTTGCTTTAGCTGCAGCTTTTAGTTTATCAAGATCAGATAACATATACTGACAGCATTTTATGCGGCGATTGAGCTCAGGTCTTTTCAAGTGTGCATAGCCTTCCACAGCATCATCACAACGTTTATGGTATGCATCTTCATAATCTAGCAACCATCCCTCAATCACCGGCCTTACAGCGTTAGTAGCACTGTTTGGCAAACCATGTCTTTTAAATTCTTGGTAGACATCCAACTCGGCTTTCTCACCAGCCATCCACTGATCTTCTAGATCAAGGAGATCTTGCATGATGGTATTGCCTATCTTATTTTGTAATCTTTTCATTGGAGAAAGAGTTACAATCTTATCTGAGTCTTTTAGCTTAGCCTGTCTTTCAAAGTAAAGCACTTTCCCCATTTCAGTACATTCAATTAAATGCTTATATAGACCTTCACTATATAATTTAACTTGATCATCTGACGGTAGACCAGCATCAATCCAGAATGCTGTACAGCACTTATGTGTAAAGGCATAGAACTTATATTCAGGACAAGATAGAACATATCGTGCTTGTTCTTTATCCATGTTCTTTTTTACATAAGACTTCATAATATTAATAAGATCTTTACGATCAACATTCATATGAAAGTAATCTAAAGCAACAGCAAATCCCTTATCAATAGGGACTCCGGATAAACCAGTCTTAGCTTTAGCACGAACAGTTTTTTGTTTACGTTTGGTCATCGCCATTATTCTTTACCTCTTTCTTCATGTTCAGCAATAAGATCTTGAACTGCATTTGCTTGAGCAAATACGAGTTTATGTGCAAAAGCATATGGCCCATTCGCATCCAGTCGAATATCTTCTTTAACTGTATGAGCTAGTGTTTGTGCAAGTATTAGTAACTCACCGTACTTATATGCATATGTTTTTTCCATAATAAGATTCTCCTCTTTCTTTATTATAGATCTATTCTACCATACTTTTGAGTAAAAGTAAACAAAATAATGAGCTGACTGCTCACTTTTATTTTATCCTCTACGCATTCTAGCGATTTCATGTGCATCATTACTGTCTTTACGTATAGGAACCATATTGGATTTATGAAGTGTACCAATGCCGGCAAGCTCATCGCCAGTGTAGCGATTTTCATGCCGCTTGCCGGACATTGGCATTATGACGTCGCTCGTTGGTACAGTACTACGCACCGTATAGTCAGGCATAGGTGCCTTGTACTTACGGCCAGCGTTGCGATCATAGCCTAAAGACTTGAGGAGCTTTGCTGTTTTACGTTCTTCTTCAAGGACTGCAGCAGTCTTTTGCCGAGCCTTACGCTTACGTGTACTAATGGTGGTCATACCACGAACCAAGTGCATTGTCATAATTATCTATACTCCACATCTATTGATTTATAATGGCCTTTTCTAGTCATGTCATTGATGCGTTCTTGCAAATACTGACGGATTATCTTCTGAGTTGTATCATACTCGCCGCCAGTAATTGCTTTCATCCTATTGAGCTCGCCTTCAAATACTCGAATAGCCATCATTCTATCACTAGACATATTTTCCATTATTCTATTCTACCACACTTTCATCCGATTGTACACCATTAATTGCATCTACGAGCACTTTTGTTTCAGCAAGCTCATCAGCCTTTTGAGCTTTCACATTAGTATCGAGTTCTTTAAATGCTCGTGTTTCACGAAGCTTTTCAATTAGAACTGCGTTCTGACTAATACGGGTTTTAATGACAGCATTAGCTGAAGCATTCTTATATTCAAGTAGAACATATGCACGATACTGCGTACCATTCTGAACAATTTCTTGTTCTTTTACAGAGTAACCGGCAACATCTGCATCCGCAATCAAGTTACGAGTTACTTGTTCAAAGTTGTTTTGAACGGTAGCATCGAAGTCAGTGGCACCAACTTTAGTCTTGAACAGTTTCATTTGAGAACGAATACGGCTATCAACTCGATCAGCTAAAGTTGTCTTAGCCGACAATACAGCAATATCAACTGCCAATTGCAAATCAGGAGTTACTGCAGTACCGACTGCATAGACTGCATCTTCTTCGGATGGAATAGCAGTATACCACTTTGGCATCTCATCAATCTGATTTTCAACTTGAGCTTTCTTGTACTCAAACAATTCTTTAGACATAGACACATCTGGCGGTGTCTTATCGCATGCTGCAGCCATTGCAACAATAGGTAGTAACATAATCTTTTTCATCTTATAGCTCCTTCAACTTTTCGATGATTGCATCACGGCTGCCACTATCGACAAACCAATTTAGAATATCTGGATATAATATAATGAGTGTCACTCCAGCAAC